CGAGGATTTTGGGCGGGCCATGCCTGCCGGTGGAAAGATTTTTCCATCGGGAGGACAGCCCGGGTGGTCAAGCCAAAGGCTCTCTCACCCAACGCTAAATAATGCTCGCGATGAGGCAAGAATCGAACTTGCTTCTCTCGCAGGTCATTAAGTAGCGCCCAGGGACTACCAATATATTGACTAGGCTTTGCCCGGTCAATACGGCGTGTGAACTTTTGACACACGTTCCTTAATGAAGGAACGTGTAATAAGTTCCCGGACCATGTTCGATCGAATATGGCCCTCACGCCTGAAGGATTCTTTATTAAAGATAAAGCATCCTTTATTGGTATACCTGACGGTGGCTCAAGCACTGACAATTCTTTCTTCATACGAAGATTGAATATGGCCTTTAATCGGTCACCCTCCGTTTTTTCTAACGGAGGGATCAGGCTTAAACCACCGAAGAGCAGTAGTGATTCTAGTGAAATACTAGACAAGTAACTAAACCATTGGCTTTGTTTCTTGACTGGCATAACAGGATAGGATGGGTGTCTTAAACCACCCATTACCTCATCCGCACCCAAAGGGATGCCCAGTTCACATGCTGCCCGCCACGACGGCTGAAACTTCGAGAACTTAAACAAACCAGCTTGCCTCAAAGAGGCACGGGTTGGCTGCTCAAAGTTCAGTCGGTGGCCGCGGAACGCGGATGGAAGATTATACCAATTAATCTCACCTTTCGTTCCGCCGGCAGGAGCGACCCAGTACGATAATAATTGATACTGGCGCTCATGCCCTTCCTCGTAAGGCTGCTCACAAAACAACCCTCTTGTTTTGTGTAAAAAGGACTTAGGACGGGATATTATTCCGCCTAAAGACCTAGAAGCAGCATCATAGGCCTCACGCTTTGCGGGGGTCATACGAGGGATCAAGGCGTCATCACCAGTCGAAATACATCTCCACAGGCCTACTTTGTAGACACTGTAGAATGTAACGAGTGGCAGGACGGCCCACGATGTGGGTTCGCCCATCATTGCCCCTCGGGTGGTAATGACGCCTTGCCTGGCAATATTAACTCCCCTCCCCGGAAATTCCGTGGAGGGATCCGAACATCGCTTATACCAATCCCTATAGGAATTGGCGTAAGAAACCAAGTCTTCTTCCGACAGACAAGGGACATCGAGAGCTTCCGTATAACGGTTGCAAACGAAGTCATCGAGGTTCGGCGCTAGCCAGGCTAACTTGAAAAATGAGGATTGGAAGAACTGTAATTCCTCGAACTGCGTAATCGCAGATTCGACGGAATAGTTATGGGTTGTAACCCCTTCCGAATGGTGTATCTCGACTTGACCAATCAGTTGATCAATGTCAAGATCGAGATAAATGACTTTTTCTATTGAAATGTCATGCACCTCCTCATATTTCAAGTCAATTCCAGGTAAAGCTTTACCATACATTGGTAAAGGCTTGCCTCCCTTTTGTATTACAGAAGGGAAAGCAACAACTCGACGACCAAGCACCTTAGGTGCTATGATCGTCTCAGCTTCACCTGGAATTAACAGACGGGGACCGAAGAGTAAAGGAATGAATTTTTCAAACCTTCGCAACTCTGGAACATAGTCCAAGAGTTCCTCATACAGTACCCGCTGTGCCCAAAAGCCATGGCAATCAGTAGCAAAACTTAAGTCTTGTGAATACCATGACCCGGGCTCCCCACGCAAACGCACGCGCTTCTTTCCTCCCAATGATTGGGAAGAACGCGGGTCTTGCAGTAGGAAGTGGTCAGCAGCCTTACGAAAAGCTTGCTGAACCAAATTAGCCGCAGTGAGCCCCAGAGTAGGGATACGAACTTTCATACCCTTTTCAGGGGCAAAAATTGCCCTTGCTGGGAGCACCTGACATAAGTCAAGTGCTAACTCACATGCGTCTAATAACACGGCATTGACCACCCTAGTATCTCG